ATGGATTCGGCTTCCTTATCAGCCATTGTGTAGGTTATATCAATATCTGAAAAAATTTTGGCTATGTCAGTATGATTAAACCATTTGGTTTTAGGTGAAACTCCCATTATGTTATCATCACCGTATGTCATCAAATTGACATTGTTTTTGAAAGTATGTGATTCACGTCTTGGATTCAACTCATGATAAGCATAACGCATATATAATGAATTAACTAAACCATTGATAATGACTGTCAATGGATGACCAGAGGGATTAGTTCCATAAAATTGAACTAAATCACCATTGTAATCAACCAACGAAAAAGCTGTATCGTAACCAATACCTCTGATTATCTTTAGGTCATTCTCACTATAATTTCCACTATGTTTGCATATCTCATGTAAAATATCAAAAGCTGCCAATATAAATATCGGACTCATTCTTTTATCAAATGCTTTGTAATCGCCAGCAACGATATTATCTTCACCATGATGGGTTAGATATTGATACAATTCACTCCATTCTGCAGATTGAGCTACAATACCAGGAGCGGATTCAAAGATATATCTATTACCTTGTATAACTCGTACACTAGACAAGAGATATTTTCTCACTACAATAGTCCAATCTAATGGAGCACCTGTAAATACTCTAGTTTTACCTTGTTTTATCTTTTTGAATGAAACAGCTTCATCCTTAAGATGAGCACAAAAATTTGGATGGGCTCTCTCTCCTTTTTTGTACTTATCAATGATAATATCAACTCTATCCATTATTTCATCATCTATCTTTACAGGTTGTTGCATACCATGTTGAGCAGGTATAGATTCCATGAAAAATTTTTTGCTTTTCTTCCAAGGATTTCCAGCGCTAGTATTTCGATTGATCTTATCAACATACAAAACACCTTCTGCACCATTGATGGTTGTAAAATTATCGTATACTTGAATCTTTTTGAACTCACTAGATTTAAGATTATCTAATATATCTCTTATGAAGGATTGTTTGATTTCATCAACTATTGCTGTGTTTATTTTGCTTACCGGTTTGACCATATCCAACGCTGCAATTCGCCAAGGTTCGTATGTATTCATGACAGGTTTTCCATATTTGATGTTGTATCCTAAAGGAGCCAATTTATATGCCATTTTAGTCACTTCCACATTTGATTTATGTGTTCCTCGAAATCCCACGAAGGATCCATAGATATCTGCTGTACCACTATCGATATATCTAAAAACCGATTTATGATGTAGATCTCCATGAGGTCGATCAACAGATTGTGAAGACAACATAGGTTCACTAGATATTATTATATCACTGAAATTGTCATATTCAATATCTGCTAAATTGAATGCTATAGCAAATGATTTTGGTTTTAACAAATTTCCTATTGTATGTATACCAGCGACTATGAAACCCATATTAGTTTCCACAATCAGTACTGAACCACATTCTCCGTTACGAGTTATACGACTTGGTATTCCACTCAACATTGGATCATTGACTATTTTACCTGCCATCTCATTGCTAAATCTTATAGTATTAACTGGTAAAACTTCCAATTGTCCAGATAAATTTCTTGATAAATAAAAACCATTGTTCTTATCACACGTAACTCTATCTTGACAAAATCGTCTAAGTCCTTTGCGAGGTGGAATATAATTGATTCGAATAACAACAATATCCTTATCAGGATATCTCTTAAGATCTGATTCACTCAATCTAAAAGTAAAATTTTGATTAACACCATCACGAGAACTCTGGAATACCATCTTGATATCAAACAATTCCTGAATTGGGAAAATATGATTGTTGGTTATGTAAATATTACCCTGTAAACAGAACATTCTTCCTTCTCGTATATTGCCAGGAGTAGTTTTTACATAAAAAGAGCATATATTTTTCTTTACAACATTTATGAATTCTTCTCTTTTTAATCCATTACTAGATAATGATGCTTCTGACACATCAAAAGATACTAAATCCATTTCTTTTTTATACCATACATTTTCTTTCACCACTTCATCAGGCACAGGTTTTGAACCTTCATCAGTCGATTGAACTTCATCTTTGCGTGAGAATTTATATATTGTATATATCGTAGATAAAACTGCACCAACTGCTATCAATCGAGGTGGTGTGAATAAAGCACTTACTTTATCACCCAAATTAGCAATACGTTCAGATCTATACTTGAACCATCTCATAGTGTTTTTGCATGTGACATATGTACTTGTATAAGAATGTAAATACAAGAAACCAACTGATCCAGTCATTTTGAACAGATACATAAAAATATCTTGCACAAACAAATATGCTATAAAGTTATAAAACCAAGCACATAAGAAACCAAGATAGAAAGTGTATCCATATTGTGTCACACAGGCACATTTATTACTTGGCAAAAAACAACAGGAACA